CGACGGTGGTCAGCGTCCTTGACGTTGAGCATCGCGATTGCCACGGCGGAATGCAGGGTGGGGTCCGCCTTGCATGCAGCCTGCAAGAGTTCGTTAGCCACCTCTGCGGGATCGAGCAAGCTCGCCGCCACGATGGCGGACTGAGACTCCGGCATCAGGAGCTTGCCGTTCTCGAAGCGCGGCAACTGGCCAACGGCTCGTTCCACCTTGTTGACCAAGGTAAGCACCGTCTCCAGCCAAGCGAGAGCGTTCATCGCGTCCCCACTTCCGCTGCACAGGAGCCAGTGGTGAGCCCGCGCTTCACATAGCCATAGGCGCTCGCGCACGCCGCAGCAAGCTGACCGTCCCCTTTGTCGAGGGCTACCTTTGCGCAGTCTTTGTCGAGAGCAATCGCCTCAGACGCAACCCTCTGGCACGGAGTGATACACCCCATAATCGCAGAAGGAGCCACCAGAAGCGCCAACCATTTCGCATACTTCATACTTTGCCTCCCGCAGCCATCTCGGCAATCGACGACACCATCTTCACCGGATCGAGCCCTGTCGCACGGAGGAACCTCGTAAACGCCGCGAGGCGTGGGTGGCGCTCGCAGCGCTCGACCCACTCCTCTGGCGTACGGGTGCGAAGGATGATGTTCAAGAGGCCGGTGATGGCCGGCCAGATGAACACGGCCCAGAGTTCGACTTTGTCGTTCATGGCGGCGGCGTCAGGTGAAAGTATCGGGCAACAGCGCTGACGATAGCACCAGCGACGGCCAGGAACACCAGCTTGAACAGCGCGTCCACGCCTTGGTCCGCCCGCTTTCGCAGGCTGCGACCAAAGCGCAGATCCTCGCGGAACTCCTCAACAGAGGCGGTGTCGTCGACATCGACGCCCAGGAGCGCAAAGCACTCCCGGACGGCTTTGTCAGCGGCCTCCTCTGCAATGGATTTCTGCGAGGGAGCCATCAGGGTGCGCTCATGTCTGGGAGCGGAGGAGCGGGGTTGTTGAAGTCAACCGCCGCCTTCAGCTCTGCCTCGTTCGTCGCCGCATCGATGGCCGTCTGCACCGCCGCGTACTTGTCGCGGATGGCCTGACGAGCGGCCTCGGCTTCCGCCTCCGCTGCACCGGGGATGCGCAGCGCGATCACCTCGTCGTGCGGAGCAAACTCCGCAGCGCGTGCGGCGCGGCGCATGTCGTGGGCAAGCCCCTTGGCCTTTGGCATGTTCAGACTGATCATGGCGTCACCTCGTCATCATGCTTCACCAGTTCCGGCTTCGGGAACTCGTTGGAGTCAGCGCCCACGCCATCGGTAAGAAGCGCCGCGTCCACTTCCCAGGCATTGCGGAATGTGCGGTCCAACGGGATGTCCTCTACGCCCACAATCTTGAACGGCTTCCCCGCAGGAACATCTTTTGCCGCGATGGCCTCGATGCTCCAATCTGCGAGGACTTCAGGGGTCGGAGTGAGGATGACGATGCCACCCTCGTCGTTTTGATAGATGATTCGCTGTGTCATGTGATCACCGGAAAACAGCAACGTTAACGTTCGCAGGGTCCACGAACGTCGCATTTTCGAGAGTGTAGAGCAGCAGGCTTGCCGTGCCACGCGAAGCAATAACATCGTACGTCACGCAGTTCGTGTTCACCGTGTTCGACTGCTTTGTGGCCTGCACGCAAAAGTTGGTGTCCGGCATGGCGTTCGTGAGGTTGATCACGTAGACGCCAGCGCCGCCGTCGCCAATCGTGGAGACGTTACCGGAACCCCTGATGGAGCCAGGGCCAAGCACGTTGATTGTGGCGGGGGTTGCTGCAATCGAGCCGCTCGCTGCCGTGGTGAACTCGAACCGCGTCGAGCTGACAAACGTGACAACATAGGAGCCAGTCGTGATTCCGGCTGCTGCCACGTACACAGATTGACCCGTGGTGAGTCCGTGCGCCGTAGTGCTATCGACGGTGCACAGCGTACTGGTTCGGCTCAGCGTAAAGGGAGCGCCTTGCGCTGGCGTTGCTGCTGGAGCACCGCTGAAGTTGACCCACGCTCTGCAACCGTAGGCCGTGGCCGACGAGCCAAATCCAGAGTTCATCTGGAAGTTGCCGCTGGTCGTCATGCCGCAGGCATACGCACCTGCGCTAGAGAACCACGCCCAATTGCCAGTAGCCACCTGGAGAAAGTCAAAATAGTCTCCGCTCAACCCCATACGGAGCGGAGTGTTTGAGACAATATCGACCTTACGCGCCGCGGTCGTCGTGCCGAAGCCAGTGTTCCGCGAGGCCGTTACGTAGACGGCATGGTTGCCGTTGATCGTGAGGCCGATCTCGTTGACGCCCGGGAAATAAATACCGGTGTTCGTCGCGTCGTGCCGCATAAACGCCGGAGTCGTCTGCGACGTTCCGGTTGCGCGGATTGCGCCGGTTGATGTCAATCGGCTGCTAGACGTGTCGAAGTTGAGCAGCCCGCTTGCGATGTTGAGCGCGTTGGCGCTGGCGGCGGCAAGCGTCCACGTCTGAGCAGCCGTCGAGTTGAGGTTGCCTGCGAACGTCGTGGTGCCGACGACGTGCAACGGGCTTGCGGGGTTTTGCGTGCCGATGCCGACGCCTACGAGCGGGTCGATGGCAAATCGCGTGTTGGCGCTGGTGTCCTTGAAGTTGAGCGTGTTGCTCAACGTCCACACCGCACCGCTCACCGCCGTAGAGGCGAACGCGCCGCCGGTAAATGTCAGCGTGGTTCCGTCGTCGGTAACGCTGGAGTTTCCAACGGCACTAGAGCTGGTCCACTTGGTGAGCGTGTTGGCCGTACCGCTGCCGCTGATACCGCCTCCACCTCCACCGCTGGAGTACGGGAAGTTCAAACGTGGTGCGCTCATCTCACACCTCCCACACGGCGATGGTCGTGCCAGCCGGAGAGACGAGGTAGATGCCCATGCCGTCGCGGATGTCGACCGGGACCGCTTCGTTCGCCTTGACCGGGTAGCCGGACGCCGAGGTCGCATCCGACGACGACAAGACGAGCAAGTCGTTCGAGCCGATGTTGCGGATGTTCAGGCCTTGGGCGCACGAGGACGCACCAGATGGCTGCCCCATGTCCGTGGACAAGAGGATGGGCAGAGTCGTGAGACCCGATGGGTTTCGCGCGTTGCCGTTGATCGATGCAAGCTGCACCACCGTGGCTCCAACGGATGCCTGGTAGATGCGCGTCTTGCTGCTGAGACCGGTTCCAACTCTGCTCATGTTCTTGTCCTTTCGTGCCCGTCGTATCCTCCGCCTCAAGGGCGGCAAAGTCTTTCGCTGAGTCTACAGCTTCGTGTTCTCGACCAGAGAACTTTCTTTGCCAGGTCGCGCACGGGCCGCTGCCGTCTCCGCACCCGGGACCATCGGCCCCTGGCTCGAAGGCGCAGAGCCGATGAGCATCTGGGCCATGCCGAGCGAAAGCCCGCCACCGCCGCTGCGCATCGACATCTTGGTCTTGCTCATCAGCTTGAAGAGCGGGGCTAGGTTCATCGCCATCTCCGGCTTCTTCTCCTGGAGAAGCTGCACCGCTACCTTGAGCTGGTCGTAGGCTTCGGGCGAGACGAGCTGCAGCACGTCAACGTCTTGCTGACGCAGTGAGCCGTCGTGGACGAACTTCGCCAGCAGGTCAGGGTTCCGCAGTACGGCCACCGAGCGAGCAAATGCTTGGGCGTCCGCGCCGTTCGAGGTCGCTGGGCGCTTGCGTTCGAGGTAGTCCACCGCCGCATTGAAACGCTGACGAGCGTTTTGAATCTCGGCTGGGTTGATCCCACCAGTGCGAGCAAGTTTGTCGAACGTTTCGTTGGCAGCCTGGCGGTCTTTAAGGATGCCGTCGACATACGCGTTCGCCGCAGGGACCGAGAACGTGTAGCCCTTGTTGACAGCCATGGCTCGGCCCGCAGGCAGCGACCCGCGCTCCATCATGTCCATGACCTTGCCAACGCCGCCCCAGAACGCCACCGGGTTGAGCACGGTCGATGCGGCTTTGGCCATGCCAGCCTTGCCACTCTTGGCTGCGAGAACTCCGCCAATAAGCGTCGGGATCCAGCCGCCACCAAAGACGCCGTGCATGATCTCGACCGCCCCGAGAGCTCCCATGACCTTGTTCGGGTCACCGAAGATCTTGGCCGCAGCCTTCGACTGAGCATCCATGGCCTTGCGCATCGCGCGGCCTTCCGCCGTGTTGAGGAACGTAGCCCAGTCCTTCTGGAACGTGCCTTCTGCATCAAGGGCAAACGGGCCAGAGCGCAGCTTGGACTTGCCGATGGCCGTTCCGCCGCCGGCAGCCTCGAACGATTCGAGCACTTCGGCGAACTGGCGCTCGCGGTCGCGAAGAGCTTCGAGCCCCGAGACAAGCTGACGCTGTCCGCTGAGCTTGCTCGTGCCGCGCTCGATGTCCATCTCCAAGGCCGAAGCCTTGAGCGTGCGCTCGGCTTGCTGCTTGAGCGACTTGGCCATTGCCAAGTTCTCGGCGCCCTGCGCTGCAGCTTCGCCACTGAACACGCGATTCATGCGGAGATCGGCAGCGTCTTGAGCAAGCGTCTGCCTTGCGGAAGCGTTCTTTGCCGAGGCTTGCTCGTACGCCGTCTTCTGCGCCACGAGAGCGTCTCGCTTTGTCTCTAGGGCCTTGCGAACGTTGGCCTTCTTCTCGGCGGCGATCTGGCTGTCGAGCGACGAGATCTCTGCGTTGTTCTTGATCCGCTTTTCAGCCAACTCCTTGCCGGTTTGCTCAAGGTCAGACAGCGCCTTTTCTTGGGCGTCGAGCGTCGTACGAAGCGCGGCGGTCTCCTCGGGAGATGCGGCCACAATGGTCTTCGCAGCAACGGGAGCCGTCTTTTGAACAGCCGCCTCGGTTAGCTCCTTTGCGGGCGGAAGCATGGCATTGTACCGCGCCTGCGCCTCAAGGCCGATAGAGTGGTTAGCCTTTGCGTTCGGGTAAAACTGCTGAGCATCTTCGAGAGCCTGAGCCTCGATGCCCGAGCGAACGTCCGGCGCAAGACCACCAGCCGCTCCTTCGAGACCGCCGACGGCGCTCTTCACTCGCTTGCCGCCAGCTCGCTTCAGGAAGCCGTTTTCCACGCCAAACTTGGCAAACTGGTTGGCGTATGCCGTCGCTTCGGGGTTGGCAAACAAGGCGTCACGAACGCCCTCTCGGCCAATCGCAGCCTTGAACAAGCTGCCGCTACCGCCATGGGCGATGTCTGCCGCAGCCAGGTCGCGGATGACGCCCTTGACCTTTTCGGTGTCGCCAGCCACCTCGATGAGGCGCTGAGCAAACGGCTCGGACTTTGCCGCCGTAGACGTTGGGATTGCAGCGCCGTCGTTGGGCCCAAGGCTCGACTGCTGCACGCGGTTCACAAGATCCTCGGCAGAGGAACGTGCGGCGCCCGCCTCGGATCCGGCAACTTCAAGGCTGCTCTCGCCGAGCGAGTTGAGCTTGCGCATCGTCCGGGCGATGTCCTTCTTGCCCAGTCCCTGCGCAGCGTAGTTGGTCGCTGCTTCCTGGCCAAGGGTCGCGCCTTCGTGCTGGAGCGTCCCGACCTTGGACAGGAGATCGTCCATCTTTTTGAGGTTGCCAAGATTCGCGTTGATAACGTCAACGCGATTCTGGAGGCCCTGCAGCACAGACTCGTTCCGGCCTGCTTCACGCGCGAGTTGAAGCTCTTCGAGGCTCTTGTTGTAGAGCCCAGTCAGCTCCACGCGCTGCGAGGCAAGCGTCGTCCTGGCTGAGAGCGCATCGACGTTGGCCTGCGACAGCGCATTCACGAAGTCGTCGGTCTTGTCGATCATCGAGAACGCGTCGCCCGACTTTGTGATCGCGCCAAGCGTACGATCCATGGCCTTGTTGACGTTGCCGATGGCCGACTCAATCGCGCCGCCAAGGTTCCCGCCAGCCTTCGCCACGGCCCCCGGCGCAAGCGAATGCACCGCCTCGCGAATGGCGTCGTGCTCTTCGAGAAGAGACTGCGCCATCGCCGCCTTGTTCTCGGCCAACGTGCGGATCTCCGCAGCCTTGCCGCTCAACTGAGCTGCCGCGTCGCCAGTAGGCGTACCGCCGGCTGCCTTCGCCGCCAACGCATCTGCTTCTGCCGCAGCCTTGCGTTCCGTCGCACGGCCAGCCGCCGCGCCAAACGCCGGAGCAATAGCGCCAAGCGTTCCGCCGACGCCGGCACCAGTGGCCGCTGCCTGGCCAAGGTTCGCCTCGCGGTTCTCGATGCCGGCCTGAGTCAACTCGGAGCCAGCACCGTAGCCGGCACCGATAAGCGCCTCGCGTCCTGCCGATTCGGCGACACGACGACCAAGAGTCTTGGCTGCCGCAACGCCAGCCCCTTCCGCCACCGCAGAGCCACCGCCAGTGAGCGCGGCGAGGCCAAGGCCACCAGCCAACTCACCACCGAAGATCGCCCCGCCTTGAGCCTCCTGGAGCTTCGCAAGGTCTTCAGGTGAGGCAAGGCCTGCGGCCATGAGCCCCTTGCCGCCAAGACCAAGCGTGGCGCCCTGGAGCGCGCCGTAGCCGACGCCCTTGGCCAAGCCCGAAAGTCCGCCGTATTGCTGGCCAGCCTCGCGCTTGAAGCGCCCCTCGGAGGACTCGATGAACGGGTCAATGTTGTCTTCGCTCAGACTTGCGGCGAGTCGCTCAATGGGGATTTCGGTGTGCTTTTCATCACCCAGCGTGATTTTTTGGCCGCGCTTGGCGCTGAAACCAGAGCGCATGAGCGGGACAACCCGCTCCTGCGGGACGTCGACAGACTGGCCTTGCGGGTCGAAGAGGGTGACTAGCTTGTTCATTCGGTCGTGCTCGCAAGGCGCTGGGTCTTCATGCTCATCTTACTGTCGCCTTCGATGTCGGAGATGGACGGAAGCAGGAGAAGGTCCAGACCGCTTTGGACGGCCTTGCCGGTGGGACCGAACGACGTCGCGCCGAAGTTGCGGTATGGGCTGATGCCCGCAAGCGCGTCGTTCTTCTGGCCATCGAACCAGCGACGGACGCCAGCCGGGGACGAGAAGTCCGTCTCAAGGACGTTGCGGACCTGCTCGCCGTTGGTGACGCTGCCGCCCGAATTGAACTTCATGTTTGCGTTGACGAGCTTCTGAATGCGCGCGCGGATGGCGTTCACCGCAGGGTCGTTCGTGCCCTTAAGGTTCTGAGCCATGTAGGTGTCGAACGCTTCAAAGACGGCGCTGCCCTTGTTGTTGGCCGCCGCCTGCTCAAGGCCACGGATGAGCGTGTTCTTGAAATCGGGCGTGATTGCCTGCTCAAGCAAGCGCGGGTCCGCGTTCTTGAATTCTTTGACCACCGACGCCACCGCGTCCAGTTTGCCTTTTGCTTCGACAAACGGACCGGATCCAATGACGCCCTGGTAATGGTTCATGGCTTCGCCAGCAGTCTTTGGATCAAGGCCACGCAGCGCCTGACGAGCCTGCATCAACTGCATGATCGTGTCGGCTCGCTGCCTGTTTGCCGCAATCCAGTTGGCTGCGTTGCGAGCAGCGAGGTTCATCTCGATGCCGCCCATGTGTTCTTGCAGCTTGCCGATGCCGTCCTTCAAGGCAGCCTTGGTCTTTGCATCGGTGACGCGTTGCTCGGCGAATTCCAGCGCACGCTTGTACTGGTCCATCGAGGCAACCGTGGCCGTAGCAAGCGCCTGCTGCTCATCCACGCCCATCTGACGTGCATCGAGGTAGTTCGAGCGAGAGACGCTTTGCCCGTACTTCATGCGCTCGTACTGTTCGCGCTGGTTTGTCACGTCGCGCTCGACAGCCTTGTCGACCTCGCTCATGACTTGGTTCGGCGACATGTCGCCAGCGGCTCCCTTGAGAGCGCCAACAAGACCAGCCGCAAAACTCATGGCTCCAGTCGAGACAGTGTTTTGCCCAAGCTGACGCGACAGCCGCATTGAATCAAACGCGTTCTCGGCAGCTCGGGTTTGAGCGGCCTCGCGGTCCATCTCAGCGCGACGCTGGTTAAAAAGACCAGACTGCTGCCCTTGCAGTATCCTGAGCTTGTCGATGTACGACTGCCCGGTAGCCTGCTGACCTGCGCGAGCCGCCTCTTTTACGCCTTCCTGCTCTTCCGCCACAGGCAGTACGCCGCGCAAAGCCTCTTGCTGAGCAAGAATGCCTTCACGGACGTTCTTGTTCATGCTGAGAGTCGGCACCTGCACCGGACGCTGCGCTTGTGCAAGAAGCGCATCGAGCTGCATCTCTTCCGGGCTCTTCTGCTGCGGCTGCGCAGACGCGTTGGCCGGAACGTTCGAGCTGACGGTGTCGGCACCGCTAGAGACAGCGCCCTTGTTGTCGGCGTACGGCGTGGCGCTGCTGGGCGAGTAGCCTGGAACCAGGTAGTTGACGCCAGGCGTTGCGCGCAAGACCTCCTGAACTGGCTCGTTTACAAAACGCTGAAGCGAAGACGACTTCTCGCCCTCGATCTCACGCTTCTGACGAGCTTCATCCTGAGCCGCCTCCAATGCTTGGCGAGCGCCTTGGTTGTAGTCGACGCCCGTAGGCGCGGCGCCCACGTTGACTGGCACGTTGGTTCCACGACGAGCATCGTACTCACGGAGGCTCTGCTGCTTGCGCAGCTCCTCGGCAAGAGCTGCTTCCTGTTCAGCCTTCGCGATGGCTTCTTCTTGTGGAGTCATTGTTCATATCCTCAGCGAGAACCTTGGCGGGCTCTGCGACGCCGCGCTGCTTCAGCAAGTTGAGACTCGATGCTGATAGGTCCGACCTGACCCTCAAGGCTCTTGCGCATGCGGTCCTGGCTGGCCATCTGGGTGTTGTTCATCGTCTCACGCGGCGGCTCGTACGATGCACCAGCGTAGCTGCTACGAGTCATGTCCGGTGCTGGGAACGACGCCGCCGAGGTCGGCGTAGATTCCGCAGGCTGGGTCTTGAGCATGTTGGCCAGACCCGGATCGATGCGATCTTCTTGCAGGTTCTTGCTGATCGCACCCACGTTCTTTGGCGTAGCGGTTGGCGTAAAGTTGGCGGGAGCCGTTGCAGGTAGCCCACTGACCAAACCAGACCGTTGACCGGCAAGGTTGTCAAACATATCGCCACGCATGGCTTGCTCAGATGCGGTCACGCCCGGGAGCGGAGTGCGGACCTTAGTCCCCGGCGTCCGCGCAAGCGCCGCGTACTGCTGCGCCATCTTCTCTTCTGCCGCAAGATCGCCTGCGTCCTTCACCGCGCCGCGCATCTGGAAGCTGTACTCAGGGGCGCCCATCACCTTTGCCCAGTCGTCAGACGTCGCCGGGCCGGCAAGCGCACCACCCTTCACAACACCAGGCGCAGCGGCCAAAGCTGAGCCAATAGCGCGACCAGCCGCAGGAGCAGCAGCAGCTCCACCAGCAGCGCCAGCCGCCGCAGGGGTACCAAACAGCGCAGCGCCAGCTTCCGCAGAGCTGATTCCACCAGGAGCTTCCGGAGCGCCGATGCCAAGTGCCTTCTTCAAGGCTTCATCATCAGCCGCGCTGGGCGATCCGGCAGCCATGCCGAGCTTCGTGCCCATGCTGACGCCGCTCTCAATAGCCCCCGACAACGCAGCGCGTTTGCGAGCAGCGTCCTGGCGCGCACGTTCGCCCTCGTAGTACGCGAGTTGGCTTTGCGCCCGGGACTGTTCCATGGCGCGAAGGTCCGCAAGCTGCGAGGCGTACTTGGCCTGCACCTCGGGAGCCTGCTGCATCGCCTGGCGCTGAAGCCCCGCCTGCTGCTGAGCAGTGCCACGGTTGGCCAGCGCCTGGAGGTTCTGGAGCGTGTTGGCTCGGGCATACGCTGCGCCGGCTTGCGCCTGCGTCGTGCCGCCTTGAGCCACTCGTTGGATGCCAGCGTAGGCTCGCTTCTGCGCCTCCTCGGCTTCATCGACGCCGAACAAGCCACCGAGAGCCTTCGAGATGAATGGCGTCGCCGCCCCTGCAACGCCACCGATGACGGCGCCCCAAGGCCCAGCAATGGAAGCTCCGGTTGCTGCACCAGAGGCGCCACTCTTCAACGCATCGTACCCATCCGGATCTGCCATGACTTCCTCAGTGCTTCGCTTCAGAGGTAATACGCTTGTCGAGACCGCTCTTCAAGCCAACAACGAGAGCCAAGTTGGAGAGCGCCATGCCGAAGCCCGTGGTCAGCGGAGTGGTCGTCTCACCCTCCACATAGCCCACGGTGATCTTCTGGCCCTTCTGCTCTCGAACGTGGACTTCGAGCTGCGCACGGCCTTGGGCCGCAACAACTGAGTCCACCTGCGACTGCGTCCAGTCGATGAGCTGGTAGTTCTCCAGGCTGGGCTTGTAGTCCGTAGACGTCACCAGCCGGACCGCGCAGTACTCGGCGTTGCCCTGCGGAGGAGTGAACGTTCCAAGGATCCGAACGCGCTTCACGCGCTGCATGCCCTGGACTTCGTTGAGCGAGATGGGAGCCGTAACCACCGTCATCTTGACGTAGTTCTTCTCCTCCAGTCGCTTGGTGTCGTAATACACAGACGGGTCGTAGTAATACGCAAACGCCTGGTTCGAGTAGTCGGAGGTGTTGGAGCACGCCATCCAAACATCGGAGCCAATCAGCGCGATGCTGAACATGCCCCGACCAAGGTAGTCCGAGGTCGCAATGTTGAACTTGGACCAGGTCTGGGTCTGGTAGTTGAACACGATGACCTTGCCCTCGGGATGCGTCGTGACCGCATCGATGGTCGAGTCGTGGCACACAAACCAGACCTCGCGGTTTGCCGGGTAGTGCGCCGCGCTGGTGATGTGCGGGTAGTCGAGCAAGGTCTCGCGGACCTTGGGCACGGGGACAACGTCGAGCGCAGGCGTCAGGAGTTCAAGGCCGCGAGCGGACTGGAAGAACACACCAACCGGCGTCTCCACAACCGAACGATGGTCGATGCATCCAACGCCAGCAGGCAGGTTGAACGGCTCGCCCATCGACGGGCCGTAGCCCGTTGCATCGGGGAACGTGCCCGGCACGACGTAGACGTCCTGGTCCTTGAAGATGATCAGGTTGCCGTTGAGGCTGGCCAGACCCGTCACCGGACCACCGTCGCCAATGGTGATGGTCAGCTGGTCGTTGAACCCAGGGCCGTCCGTGGGCGTGATTGGCTTCGAGAACCACACGACGGTGGGGTCGTCCGCGCCGCCGATGACGATGCGGTTCTGGTGAACGCACATCGCCTTGCACGCCGGAGGCGGCACGTTGTCGAGCACGTTGCCCGTCGTGTACAGGTACGGCTCAGACAGGATGCCGTTGTAGTTGCGCGACGGTCCGTCGAAGCACTTCAGGTTCGTCGAGACGAGCCCCAGCGGGTAGTCCCCCGTGCCGTCAAACGTCTGGCCCGACCACGGGACGACGCCACGCGTTGCGTTGCGGCTGATGACGAAGTCCGACGAGTCGTTCTCGAAGTTGGAGAACGGCATGCGGTACAGCACCGTCGAGTACGGCTCCGCCGTGGTGTACGGCTGCAGCACGACGCGACGGGCATCCGCCGCCGCCGTCTTGAGACGGTTGGTCAGCTCCAACCGCGGCACGAAGAAGCCGTACTGGAACACGCTGACGGTGCCGCCCATGTACGTAGGAACGCCAGACGTTGGGCTGGTCCAAGGAGCGCCCTGGATCTCCGCGCACACGGTGAATTGCGTCGCGTTCGAGGGCGCCGAGCGCACCATACGGCCAGTGCCGTCAGAGTACTCGTAGCACCAGCGCATCAAGAAGTCGCCGCCAGCGTCAGCCGGGTTGTAGTTGCTCTGCTCAGGCTGATCCCAGCCCGGTGCCGACCTTGGAGCCCACACCCACAGCGCGGTGTTTCTCAGGTCAAAGGCTTCGCCGTCAGCGTCCGTTCCAGACCCGTTGTTCTGGTAGCGCCCGTAGTAGTGGGTCAGATCCTTGGAGTTGTTCAGACGGAACGAGTAGTTGCCGCTGTTCGCACGCCCGAACTGGGTGAGGCGCGGGTCCGAGTAGACGATCTCGTAGTTCTTCGACGGGTCGCCGCCCCAGTTGGTCGTGATTAGACGCCACGCGCAGCCCAACGACGGGTCCGCAAACCCGTTCTTGTCGAGGAGCCCAGCTTCGTACTTGAAGTACGGCTTCGTCACGTTGAGCAGAAACCAGCCGTCCGCGCCGGAGTTGCCGCCTCGGTTCCAGAACGCGTTCGCCTGCCGGCCAAAAGCCGTGGCCGTGTTGGTCGTGTTCTGGTCGGCGATGTAGACGTCTTGACCTTGCCACGGCCAGTTGATGCTGGTCAGGTCCTTCTGCGGCCAGACGAGCGACGTGATCTCGTTGCAGCCAACGCCGTCGAACACCGACGGGACGCCGCCGTTGACGAACGTGTAGTCGCTGAAGAGCTGCATCCGGCGCCAGTTCTGTGCCGTGTCCTCGTAGTCGATGGCGAAGACGCTCTCGGTGCCCTTCGAGCTGCCGTCGCGGAGCGCGCCAAGCGTGGCCACCGTCGCGGTCTTGGTCAGACGCGGCGTGTTCAGCGTAACCGCCGTGACGCGCATCATGTTGCACGACTCGACGAAGACGCCGACGCTGCCCGAGTACGTGAACGACTCGGCAGACCCGCTCGACAGCTCGATGTCCGCGTTCTTGCCAGGCTGCGTGACCGACATCACCGCCGCGCCAGTGCCGATGTTGATCAAAAACGTATTACGCTGGCTGTCATCGCCAGACGGCGTGATGGCGCACAGAAACTTGCCGTTACTGCGAACCAGGCTGCCCACGAGGCGCCACGGTCCACCAAGTGCCGTAGCTCCGTACGACGTCGTACCTCCCGTATCGGAGATCGACAGCAGGTTGATGTTGGTGCCTGGATCCCAGCGGTAAACCTCGAAGAAGTTGTTCTTCGCGTGCGGGTCCGCTGCTCCAAACGGCTCATCGCCATTCGGAGACGTGACCAGGTTCGCGCTGGTGGACGTCACCGCCAGAATCACCTGCAGGTCAGCGGTCTGGCTGATGGACCAGCGGTGAACGCAGTGCTCAAGACCCGTGCGGCACGAGTAGCTCGTCGTCACGGAGGGAAGGTTTACACGGTCAGGAATGTCGGTGACGGTGACGCCAGCAACGACGGAGCCGATGAGCAGCTGGTGCGCGTGCGCGCCCGTCAGCGTACCGGGTCCGGCGCCAGTGATGGACGTGATGGGAATCGGCGTCGCTGGGCTGCCAGACGAGACGGTCGAAGTTCCGTCCACAATGGCCACCTGAGTAATCTTGCCGGCGGCAACCCATACGGTGCAGTTGGTCACCGCGATGTTCGCACCCGCGTAGATCGTGCAGTCGTAGTGAATGCCGTTCGCGAAGCCGTTGTTGGTGCCGCCGGACAAGTCCACCCAGTTGACCTGCTGGGCGCTGATCGTGCCGGAAATGGGCGAGTCTTTAATGTAGGTATGCACCTGCAGCGGGTAGCCCGCCGCCGCGATCTGATCCGTGTATAGCTCAAGCGCCTTGTACGGAACCAGGTTTTCCACAGTAAATTGCGACAGGCTGAGGGTCGAAGACCACGCCTGACCAATCGTTGCCGCGTACGGCTGCTTGGTTCCGTCGCTCAGCGCAACGGTCACCACCGGGGTTTGACCAATAGCGGTGATCGGGAACGAGGTCGCAAGCACCGTGTCGATGCGCGACGACATGCTTGCCGCGCCCGAGTAGTACTTGCCGCCGACGGCAGACCCGATAACCTGGGAATGGTCGTCCGCCGTCTGGAAGCCGATGAACGGAAGGCGCGCGTAGTTCGCGTGAACGCTGGCGCTGCTCGCCGTCAGCAGGATCTTGCCCGCGACAAGTTGGCCGTCGAGCAGGTTCGTCGCCGTGACTGCATCAGAGTAATACCGAGACACTACGCGAACAGCAAATGGTACGTTATCCGTCTGAACCCCGGCTACCGACGAGGTCACAGGGTCGTTCTCGAAGACGATGCCGCGAGATGCCCACGGGCAGTACCACTCTCCGCCAGGACTGACGGTCGGCAGGATGTTGGCCAGCGTCTGCAGAGTCGTAACCACCGCTCCCGTGGACGGGTTGATGGTCACGAACTTGGCCGCAACCTTTGACGGGGTTGTGCTGCTGGCGGTGTCTGCCAAGCAAAACGCGAACAAGGCGTTGGCGTACGTCGGGCTGATGTAGCTCGCGACCACGTCGAACGACCGGTAGCAATTCTGCGTGAGGTAAACGAACGGGCTTTGGGTCGCCGTCACGGTGCCCGCCGACGGGTTCACCACGCAGTACTCGACGTCTCCGCCGCTCTTGCGCCAAGCAATCAGCGGGTACTCGACGCCGTTCTGCTTAAGAACGGTCATCTTCAGGTTGGTCGCCGACGTCGTGTAGTTGCCAACGGCGTTCGTCAGGCGCGTGGGCTGCACGATGAAGGCGCCCGTTGCTGCGTCCTGGATGGCGTAATAAACGGAGTTGCCGTCGCCACTGGTCTGCGAGGTGTACGCGAGGTCGCTGGACAGTTCCTGCCCCGTTCTCGTGCCACTAACCCACGCCGTGACGCGACGCGCGTTGTCGAGCACGAGCACCGTCTCCGTCTCGATGACGCTGCCGCCGGACGCAGTGACGCCGTGGAGCGTGCCGACGTAGCTCGACAAGCTGTTGACCTTGCGCCACCCGTGCTGCGCGTCGCTGCCGACGTACTCGTAGAACGTGTTGCCCGCTGCCATGACCGCGCGGGTGCCGTTCTCGCCGTAGTACGATTCGAGGGCCTCGACCGCCGCCGCTGGGGCTGCATCGCCATCGAACGCCGTAGCGGGCACCCCAGTCGCACCCGTCACGAGCGTCATGCCGTGGCGCTTCTCGATGCGCCCAGGCTGACGGATGACCGCGTTGTCGCACTGCGCCAGTTCTGGAGGCGGAAGCTGGTCAGGGTCATTGAACTCGTTGATGCCACCAACGAACGGGATGTTGACGACCCTCTGTTCCATCAGAAAAGCTCCAGGTGCAGTCGCACGGGATCCGTAGACGTGGACGTCTCGTTCTTCCCAGTCGTCGGATTGTAAACGGTCGTGGTCGGAGCCACATACTTCAGGCGCATGATCTTTTGCCCAAGCTCACCCGAGACGGGGATGAGCTGCAAGTTTGGCGACGCCGAAGGCATAGCCGAAGACGAATTGCCGTTGGTCAGAATCTTGGCAATGTTGAAGCCTGCCGGTATCCGCCCAAGCTGATGGGGAATGTCGATGGTTTGGCCAGGCCTGAACCGCACGCCTTGATCAGGCGCGTTCTTGTTGAGGCCGGTCACCGTCTGACGCGGAGGCGGGGCAGCACGAGCCGCTTGCGTGGCCTGCTTTACCGCATCTTGGATGTCGTCGACTTTGGTGTCGCCCGTCGGGGTCGGGGCGTACGCTTGCGGTTTCGTTGGTGCAGCCATGGATCACCTCCAGTAGCCGTAACGCCTGCTCAAGAGTCGAGTATTCCTGATGCGCTCAGGTTGCGATGCGTCGCGGTCAGCAGCATGAAGCTGGATGCGCTCCCACATCTCGTCGCGGATGGTCTTGAGAGCTGCGGCCTGCTCGATGCTCTCCTCCTTGAGGAGGCACTTGATGGCCACATCCTTGATGACCCAGTCGTCCCATCCAGCGCGCCCGTCAACGCGGTCATCCATGTTGAGCATGATCGGAGGTGCCGGGTAGTACCAAAGACGCAGGGAGCCGCTCAGGCGGTCCGGGGCAATGTAGAGCTTCTCGCGCCCGTTGACCGAGATTACTCGGTACAGCGCAAGCTGCGAGGTGCCGGCGTAGATGCCAGCTTGGGTGAACATGTTGAGTTCATCCCACTGGAAACGCTTGAGCGGGTTCCAGAACATACCACTGGCAGCGCCAGCGGTGCCGAACCACACGCCCTTAACCTTGTAGAAGTCCGACTCGATGGTCGCCGTCACCGACGCCGTCGTGTTCGCGCCCTGAACCACCGTCAGCGTGTTGAAGTTGCTGGTGTCCGAGGCGGTAAAGTAGCCCGAGCCCTCTTCGAGAAGAGAGATGCTTGTGATGACGCCAGCCGTCACGGTGACCGTGGCCGTCGCGGTGTTCACCGAGCTAAGCTGGAGCGTAACAAGCCCCGCTGAATAACCGGAGCCGCCCGACGCAAGGGTGATTGCGCGGACGACACCGGTAGGTCCAGCATTGAGGATGTCGTACGTTCCTGCGCCCGTGCTTTGGATATCCACGTAGCGCAGGAAGTACTCTTGATCGAAGAGGCAGATACGGTCGTAGAGCTGCGCCCACGACTCGTTGATGTAGTCGCGAATCTCCGTCGAACTCACGAACGCAGAGTTCACCATGTCCGCCTCGCGGCGGATGAAGGTTTCAAGCTCTGAGAGACTTCGCGACCTAGCCATCAGTACTTCTCCTCGTCCTCGTCTTCTTCGTGCTCTTCGCCTTCTTCGTCATCCATGTAGGAATCGCAGACGCGATGCATCTCGGCTTGGAGCTTAGCAGCCTTCTTGAAATCACCCGACTGAAGAGCGGCCCATTGAGCCTTCAACATGGGGATGAGTTCCTCAGAAGCGCCTGCCGACTCGCGCTTAGAAGAAGGCGGAGCCTCCTCCTCGTCGTCATCCATGGGCTTCTTGCCCGACAGGATGATGGCCAGTCCCTTGCCCTTCATCAGGCAATCACCGAGCTGTTGGAGCAGGTGAGCGTGACGCAGAGCGTTCCGGCAAGGTCAATCGGACCAACGGTCCCAGTGCCCTGGTCGTACGCCTGAAGCACGCACCCAGCCGTGGTGACTTCCTTGACGTTGATGCAGGTCTTCTTGGTCTTGTCGAACGCAGAGACGTAGACCGCCTCGACGTTCAGGACCGCGTTGACGCTGCCGCTGTCAAAGGTGACCGTGTAGATCGTGCTCGTGGTCGTTCCACTCTGCACAATCGTGAGACCACGACCAGCGGAGAGCGTAAGGACGTTGGCCGCACCAGCACCGTCAACGGACCACTTGGTCGAGAGCTTGACCTCTTTGACCACGTTGGTCCCCTCCGGGGGATACAAGAATCGGGTAATCGCCATGTGTAGGCTCCTTTCTTAAAGCCTATGGCTCAGAGGCCGAAGCTGTCGATGACGATGTTCGCGCCAGGGTTGTTGCAGATGAACTGGCCGTAGTGGCCGAAGCGCACCTCGTACTGGTCGTTGTTCGACACGCGGAGGTAGTCGTTGTTGTCCCAGTCGAGCATCTGCGGTGCCGGGCCGAGGGTCGCGAGCTCCCAGCTCTGAAGCTGGAGCATCATGGCCTTGTTGCGGGGGCAGAAGGGCGCCGGGATGATCTTGATCGGGCCGTGCATGCCATCATACTCGATGGCCTTGAACGACACGCCAGCGATGTTGCTCGCGACGCGGTCGTAGCGGATGTCGACGCCGAGAGCCTTCTTGAGGTTCTGGAGGTCGAGGGGGTTCGCGAGAATGGTGTCGGGGTGACCCACGCCCTGAATCGCGACCTGAGCCTCGGCTTCCATGAGGGCTTCGTTCATCGGGAGGCCCGACGCGTTGAGACGCTGGCCAGCGAGACGAACCGGGTCGCTGGTGCGGTCGAGGCCCCAGTACGCAGTCGACGTCACCGTGGAAGGGATCCAAGCCTGAACGCCGCACACCGGACCAGCCGCCGCGCCGCTCGTGGCAGTGCCGACAGACGCCGCCGCCTGGTAGTCGCCAGCGCGGACGATCACGTCGGTGCTCGTCGGGTTGGTGCCGAACGTCGGGACCACGCCCGCTCCGCCGGTCGTCGGGACGGCCACGATGGTAACCGTGCCCGCCTTACGGTCGATGGCGCTGACGTAGAAGTAGTAGCCCGACTGGGTGCGCTCGGTTCCACCGGACGAGTAGATCTGAACGCGCATGTTCAGGTTGAAGTAGACGGCGTTCGCGGAGGTCGCGAGCGTGATGATGCCCGTACCCGATGCGTACGAGCTGACCACGCCACGCGTGCCCGTACCGTCGCCGAAGAGCTGGAACTCAAGGTCCGCCATCTCGTTCTTCGAGATACCGTCCGTCTCTTGGTTCCAAAGGTCAACGAGCGCGCCCGCCGACCTGACGGCAGCCTTCATCGTTTCGCCGTCCATGCGAAGGATGCCGTAGTGGCGCGTACGGTAGACCTGGAAGCGGTTGTAGGTACCGCCGCCGCCCTTGAGACCGTTCGTCGCGACGCCTTGCGCAACGGTGAAGTCCGACGACGAGCCCTGCGGACGCTCGTTCTGGAGCGCCACAACGCGGAAGTCACCGTCGAAGTTCGTCGTCTTCTTGACGAGCGAGAGGAACGGGAAGTCCTTGTAGAGCGCCTGGGGGATCGCGCCGTCCGGGTACTTGGTCTTGAGGATTGCCTGAACAGCGCCGTACGTTGGATTCGAGTATGCCATTTGAGATCACCTTTCAGTTGGATGCGGAGGGCTGACGTGCCTTTTTTGCTGCGGCTAGAAGAACATCTCGCTGCTCATCGGCAGAGAGCTGCCCAAAAGGCTTGCCAGACGTCCGCGTCTCGCTGGCTGCCTTCGTGCTGAGCGACTTCGCCATCGGCTTCTTTGCCGCTGGAGTTGCCGTCCCACCACCAAGACGCGCGATGCGCGCCTTGTACTTTTCCTCAAGGTGCTTGATCACCTCTCGGTCCTCGGGAGGAGTGCCGTAACGGCGCTGGTGCTCCCGGCCTACCGCAACGGCCTCACGCCAAAGCGCATCACGGTCGTCGTAGAACATGTTGAACAGCGTCGGAAACTCGTTCTTCTCGACCTGCGAGAGGAACTCGTTGCGCGCAGCATGGAGCTGCTGCTGCTGTTGCTGGACTGCTTGCTGACGGCGGGCTTCCTCGCGCTCGGCTTTGAGCGCCTGGATCTCCTGCTTCAGCTCGTCGAGGCCCTCGGCCATGGGGCTATCGCGCCCATCGCCTTCGCGGATACCGGCATCGATCAGGTCTTGGAAGTTGAATCCGTATTCCTGAAACGTCTTGGCCGGAGCGCGGCGGAGCTTGCGAAACAGCTCGTCGACAAGCTGTTTCTTCGTGTTTTCGACCGTCTGGCCAACTTTCTCAAGTTGGGCTTCGAGGGCCGCAGCACGCTTCTCGGCCTGACGAACCTTGCGTTCCGCTGATGCACGAACGGCCAGAATTTCGTCAGCGAAGTCTGCCGTCGGGGCTTCTTCTGCGCTGGCGTGGGTTTCGTTTTCGGCTTCGGGTTCTTCGGCGGAGACGTCCTCTTCGGTGTCGTCGCCAGCGGGAACTTCGGGCTCGGCTTCCTCGGGAGCCGCCTGAGCGGTCTCTTCCGTGGTTTCGGCCTCGGGTGGGGTGGCTTCCTTGATTGCCGTCTCAGCGGCAGCAACCAGTTTGCTGGTCAGATCATCCATTGGTTTCCTCCGGTGCTGGCCCAGGTTGTTCCTGGGGCGGTGCTTCTTGTCCCGGCGGCGCAGGCGGCGGCTGTTGCGCGGCTTGCTGCTCGGCCTGGGCGGCAGCCAAAAGCTGCTCGATCTTGGTCAGGTAGTCGTCGAGGACGTTGAGGCGCTTGTCAGGGACGCCGTCAATACGCGCCTTGAGGTAGTGCTTGCGCGTCCGGTCGTAGGCCATCGGCAGGTTCATGCGACGGTCTGGGTCCGGGTAGTCTTGGCCACGAAGGATGAGCGACACGGTCTTGTCGACGATGTCGATGTCCGCCGTCTCCAGGTCGCGCTCCTGCTCCACGTCCGGCAGGTTGAGCATGCGGGCCACGACGCCACGGTCGGTGATGACCTTGCGGTCCACCAGCTCAAGAACCTCGGAGAAGAGCGCAGCCTTGGTCTGAGACAGCGCGGAGATAGGCTCGGTGCGGAGCACGAACTCCTTGCGGTCCATCTGGATGTCCGACCAGTTGATGCGCTCCAGCGAGCCCTGACCAGGAGCCAGGATCTCGACGGACTCGCCAGCGGCGGACGCCTCTTCGCACGCGTCGACAATGAGCCAGCCAATGTCGATGTGGAACTGCTGCACGGCCTCGTGGGCGACGCGGAAGCGCGAGTCTTCCATGTCGTCGTAGACGGTGAGCGCACGGCCCGACGCCTGACGAAGACCAGCAGGAAGCACCGACTGCGCTGCCATCTCCGAGATACCGAGGTATCGGAGCATGTTCTGCGCGATGGTGTCCTTGTACGTGTACGTGTCCGGGTGGACCGGCTGCGGATTGAACACGCGCGGCTCGGCGCCCGAGTACTCGATGAACGTACCGATGTCGTTGTCGATGTGGGTTTTGCCGAGCGTTCCGGCCTGCACCATGATGTGCGAGCCGCCCATCAGGTTGTGAGCCATCTGGATCTTCTCGGACAGACGGTCGTACTCGTCCTGGGCCGAGGCAAGCTCCAGCGCCATCGATGGGCCGTAGACGCCCGAGAGGGTGGCGTTGAGCTTCAGGAACGCGAGGCCCGCGTTCTTGTGGCGCGTCCATGGGAGCGCGAGCATCGTGCCCGAGTGCGTGCCGCCGTTGACGGCCACGACGCGCAGACCGTCCTCCGCACCCTCGCCCGAGGCCAAGTGCGTGGCTTCGTAGACCAGGATCTGGTCCGAGTGACGGGTGACGTTCAGGTAGACCGAGTCATCGTCCTGGGGGCGCGGAGCCGCCAGAATCGCTGCGCGACGCTCTTCTGCTGTACCATACAAGGAATCGTCGTCCTTGCCGAACATCTCCAGGACCACAGAGCGGTCCATGTAGCAACGGTGGTAAAAGCAACGGGGCGTGCCATAGCGTGCCTCGACCTCGCTGATGAGGAGGTCAAAGATCGGGATGCGCTCGATGACGGGCATGCCGTCTTGAACGTAGACCTTCACGGCAGCGGTGCCGAAGACGAGGACGTCGAGCACGAGCTGCGGGTAGATCTTGGCGTAGCTGTTCGCGGCAAAGGTGCCGGCAAGGAACTTGTCGAGCTGCTGCGCACGGAAGCGGCGAAGGAAGTCGGCGCCCACCGTCTGCGCGCTCGGGAGCGGCATCTGGCGGCAGAGCTTCGCCTGCATCGTATGGATGGCGTTGCGCGCGACGTTGAAGTTTACGCGCTCATCCCAGATGTTCTTCACGGGCATGCCGAACATCTTCAGGTCGGTTCCGTAGACCTGGGCTGCGCGCTGCCACATCTGGCGACGGTACGAGGACTCGTTGCGGATGTCGTTCACGGCGCCGATAACGGCTTCGGCGGGGCTCTCTTCCTGCTTATGGAGGAGCCACCACGCTTCCGTCGTATCGGAGACACTTGCCATGTTGGCCAAGTATCCAGAATTAGGCAATCACTTCAAGGACGAAACAGCTTGAACCTGGCCGCGCGTTCATTTTTCTGGCGGATTTTCTTTTCCAGTGGCTCCCAGATTTCCTTCTCTTCGGGCGAGAGGCCTCGGTAGCCAGCCTCGAAGGAGTCCTGAGTCTGGCTCTGCTCCTGCTCGTGCCAGCGCGTGAGGGCCATGCAGATGGCTGGAGCGTAGTCGGCGTGGCGACCGTCGCCGCTCTTGGCGAGGTCGATGCTGACGCCGTTCTGGGTGTAGCGGCGCACGACGCGCTGGAGGTCTTGGCGCACGACGGGATCGGGCGGAAGCTCCACGTCGCCCAGCTCGAACATGGTGCGGAGCGTGAGGTAACGCTTGGTGCGCTCGGTCGCCGTCCAGGCGTGAGGCACGAGCACGAGGCCAACCTGGTTGGCGAGGTCGCGCAGAGCGTCGCCCATGTACTGGTCGGAGTCGAGGACGGTGACGCGATAGGCCTTCAGGATGTGCGAGATCTCCTGGAGCACCGCAGCGGGACGCAAGGGATTCACCGCGCTTCCGGTCCACTGGCGAGCCAAGCAAATCACTTTTTTCTTACGCCCGGAGCCGGTGGCGACGACCAGTGTGAAGCTGTTGCCACGGGTGGCGGGGTCGATGGCGGCTGTGTACGTCACTCCGGGCTGAGGCGCGGACGCCAGAGGAGCCTCGCGCGTGGCGGACTCGATCATACCGGTCGTGAACAGCGCCTCTTCGGGGTCGGCGAAGTCGGCCTCGATGTCGGTGCGGTAGATGCGCGGGTCTCGGCGCGCAATCTCCAGCTTGTCGTCGGTCCAGATGAGCGGGGCCATGTCGTAGGCGGGCGCCTTGACGACGATGCAGTCCCGCGAGGGGCGCCCCCACTTCTCTTTGACGAGATCGTAGAGAAAGCCCATGGGAGCCCACGGCGAGGAGATGTAAACGAGCTGAGCGCCTGGGAGGATGCGCAAAAGCACGGCGTCGCGCAAATCATTGACCGAGACGGCGGCGTCATCGGAGCCCCAGCGCGCGACTTCGTCGAGAATGACGCCTGCAGACCAGCGGGCCACGAGGGAGGAGCCTGCTTTGGACGAGGCGACGACCTTGATCTCGACGGGACGGCCTGAAGGATGGCGAATCATGAGCGTATCCGCCGTCGGAGTCTCCAGAATCAGCTTCGAGAGCAGCGGGGAGGCCATAGTTCGACCGACGATGTGGCCGAAGACGACGTCCGCGAGGTCTTTCGAGAGGGAGACGACGGAGATGCGTGGGATTTCACCGGGCCCAAGGCGCGAAACGTCGCACCGTTGGGACCAGTGGACGGCTAGTGCTGCAGCGGAGAGCGACTTGGCGGTTCGGATTCCCGAAACGATGGCGAACTCTGCTGGCTTAACAGCATCAGGTACGACACCTCCAAAAGCGCGCAGTACCGCTGGGTCATCAGCAAGCTCACCGAGAGGGCGACCATCGGCAACGCGAGCAATTGCGCGTTGTAGAGGGCTAGCAGTGGTGAGAGCAAAGCCCAGAGGAGAGGTGAGAAGGCCCTCGAAATGAACGAGAGACTTCTCCTCCAGGTTCTGCTTGACCCTGGCCTCGAAGGCTTGGAGGACGGCATCAGCCGACGGGGTTTTTGCGGGGGCGACCGCGACGACGGGGGGCTTCTTCAACGACGGTCTCCGGTGCAGCTTCGACTACTTCTTCGCCTTCGACGGGGGCTTCATCGGGAGTGGTGTCGGGCTTAATGGATCGAAGCTCCACGACGTTGTCGAGGGGGACGAGGACGTCGCCGGAGCGGACGAAGCCTTGCTCGAAGCGGAGGTCTTTGTGCTTGGGGCGGTAGAGCGTGGTCGTGATGCGGCCTGGGTCGGCGGGGTCGTTGACGCCACGGAGGAAGACGGCTTGTTGGAGCAGGAGCATTCGTGAGCCTTTCGGATAGCGGGGAGCAGTAGCTCGATGAAGGTGAGTTCGATGTCTTGGGTGGACTGGTAGTCGGGCGACACGAGGCGCACCGAGTGAGGGCCGAAGGAGTGGACGGCCCAGCCGAAGTACTCGGCGATGGGCTCGGCGTACTTACGCCACGCATCGCAGTAGGCCTTGGCCGAGGTGGTGACGCGCCCGCCCGGGACGCGGCGCTTGATGGAGTCGCTCATGGTGCTTCCGTTCTGCACTTCCAGCAGGTGAAACCATGCGACACCGATATCCACCCCGCAGGGCAGTGATTCGCCAGACACGCGTACTCACAGATGTGGCACTTGTACTTGAGAGTGGTGTCGGCATGAGTGCGCGGCGTCATGCTGTCTGCGGCTGGGTAGTCATCAAAGGAGGTCTTTTGGTCCCTCTTGTTGGCCGCGCGAGTCTTCAGCTCACCGACGACGAAGCTGGCGGCGTTCATGGCCTCGAAGGCTCTTCCGCTGCGTGCCAGCTCGATGAGGCTGACGAACACGGTGTGCATCTTCCGCAGCGTCTCTGGGTCTGGGGCCTGGACAGCAAGCTCGTCAATCAAGTCATTCGTTCGCTCGATCTGTTTGCGCTTCATGGCTGCTTCTCCGGCTTGAGATCCTTCTTGGACAGGGAAGGCGAGCACTTGGCGCAGATGGGGTTCACGCCTGGGATGAGGTTGACCATCCAGCCGACAGGCACGCCGTCATCGGACCTGACCACGATGTTGCATACGTCACACGACCAGAGCTTCATGGGTTTCCTCCACGAAGCATCCAAGCACACTCCCACACTCAATCAACAAAGAAGTGAACGCGTGCAACATACACCGATGCACCGTCCAATTCCAGCCCACCAGCTACCCATGCTGCACAATACAAGCATCCATCACCAGCAAACCCAGCCTCCAGGACTACCAAGTACGAATCTGACTTCCAACTATCCTTCATCTGTGTCTAGTTTGGAACCGCAGGGGAGGTTCTCTGTGACCTTGCGGCAGCAAGCGTCACCCAGTACCCGCGCCCCTACGCACAAACCCGGCTCTCGAACTGTCCTGTGGTTCCGGATGGTTGCTGTAAGACCGCGTAAGACCGGAATGGTCGGCGCAGGAAAATTTTTGAGGAGGGTAACCCCCCCTAGGTCCCCCCTTAAAATAGTGCAGACAGGGGTCCAAGTCCTTGAAAACACAGGACAAACACGTCCCTCCCGGCAAAGACGAGGGTCGGCGGGATGCGATATGGTTGGACGCGATAGAATCGTGGACGATTGAGTCGCGCGCGATGGTCCCAAGGGGTCCACGACGCCTCGTCACTCACGTCAGCGTCACGCACCGACCCAGCACGCGGACCGCGCCGTGACCCTGTAGGCTGGCACCATGTAGAGGGAGCGCGCAACCATGAAAACGTTGCATAGCGCTATGACCCTCGAGTCACAGCGAGCTAAGTACTCGAGACTGCTAGCGTTGTCGGCGTTTTGATGCTTCGGACGCTTTCGGACCATGACAAGCGTGTCCTGGTAGGCTTTCCTTCGCTGGCACGCCTTGCACGCTGGTTTCCTTGCGCTTTCCCTGGCGAAACGCTGATTAATCGTACTTGGCACGGGGTGTGCTGAATGTCTCGCATGAAACGCAACACCGCGGAACTCGACATGCTCATGGCATGGATGGCCATCCCGACCATCGCGGCGATTGTGCTTAGCGCGCTGGGCTACTGATACCCCCAACCTATACCGCGCCACGTGGCGCCAAGGAATACCATGAACGGCTGGTGCACATCCCTTTTCGCTCTGCTCGATTCCTCCCACGCGACCGATACCGCGATTCGCGACGCTGTCGACGCGTATCTTGCGGACCGTCGCAAATCTCGCGAACGGGCGTGGACGCCCGATACCATCGATGCGTCGTTTGATCCGGACGCCATCGAATCCGACTCATCCGAATGGGAAAGCGACTACTGATGACCCACATAACCTTCGTTTCTGTCGCGCGTCGGCTCGACGCTGGCACGTACTCGCCGCTCATTGCCCGCATGGTCGCACCACCACCACCACCACCACCGAAGCC